GGCGGTATGCAAGGCGATAACGCTACGCCATTTGCCAATACTCATTTCATTTTGCCTTACGGCTTACGCCTTCAACAGACCATCAACGCTGGTACTACATCCGTCACTATTCCTGCTGGTATTACATTCGTGTATGCGATTGCAGTTGGTGGTGGCGGTGCTGGTTCAACAGTTGCTGGCGGTGGAGCGGGTGGTATTGCTTGGGGCTGGACATTAGCCACATCATCTTGCGTTGTTGGGTCAAGTGCTGGATACACTCGTTACGGAAATATAATTGCTGGTGGTGGTGGTGGTAATTCTGGCGGTGCTTTCGTAGGGGGTGGTGGTAGTTCTGCCTCAGGAGCGACAAATTATTGGGGCATACCCGGCGGTTCTGCGGGAACATCAACCTCTATATTAGGTGGTTCAGGTTCTGGTGCAGGTGGGGGTTATTCATCATCAACTGCTGGAACAAATGGTGGTGCTGGTGGAAATGGAATTTCTGGCGGTGGCGGGGGCGGGCAAAACGCTTCTGGCTCTCAAACAAATACTGCTGGCGTAGGTGGCAATGGTTTAGCAGGCGGCGGTGGCGGAGGCGCTGGAGTTACAACTGGCACTCGTAACGGCGGCAACGGTGGAACAGGTTATTCAATTCTCAATCCATCAACAACTTACACAGGCGGTGCAGGCAATTCAGGAACAAGCACAGGTTTTGGTGGTGGCGGCGGTGGTGCAGGTGTAGCAGGTAATGGTTCTGCTGCTTCTGGAACTACTGGCGGTGCTGGTGGATTAGGTGGCGGTGGTGGTGGCGGTGCGCCAACTGGCGGCACAGGCGGCGCAGGCGGCGCAGGAATACTTTACCTTTTCTACTAGGAGACAACTATGAGCGTATCAATCTATAACAACCCAACCTTTACTGATTCTCCTTACGGCCTAAAGCTGCAACAAACATTTTCTACTGCTGGAACTTTCTCTGTCACAATCCCCACAGGTATAAACCGTGTTTATGCGATTGTGATTGGTGGGGGTGGAGCTGGCGCATCAAAAGCAACAGGCGGCGGTGGTGGTGGTGGCGCAGGTGGTTATTCTGCAGGTTGGACTTATGTATCTAACACCGTAACCGTTGGTGCTGGTGCAACAGGAACTTCGGTTGCTGGTGGTGGCGCAAACGGCGGTTCGTCAATTTACGGAATGGTTATGGCTGGCGGTGGCTCAGGTGCAGTATCATCAACAACTGCTGGTGGTGCTGCTGGTGGCGCAACAACTCCAAATGGAACAAACTATTCTCTCGCTTCTTATACAGGCGCACCTTCTGTTAGTACGAGTGGTGCGATTGGTTACGCTGCTGCTGGTGGTTTTGGACAAGCTGGCGGTGCGGGAGTTTCTTCTGGTGGCGGCGATGGAAGCTCAACAACAACTGGCACACAAAGCGGTACTGCTGGCGGCAGAGGACTTATCTGCGGTGGTGGTGCTGCGGCAGGAACAGCAGGTACAGGCACAGGTGGCAACGGTGGTACTGGAGATTTATACGCTGGCGGCAATGGCACATCTGGAACAGGAACATCTTTCGGTGGTGGCGGTGGTGGCGCAGGATTTACATCCAAAGGTTCAGATGCTTCTGCTAATAACGGCGGTAATGGTGGTTCGGGTGGTGGCGGCGGTGGAGGTGCTAGTACTGGTGGTACGGCTGGCTCAGGCGGCGGCGGCGTTGTCTATCTCTACTACTAAGGAGTTATCATGCCAATAAAGTACGAATACTCATCCACTTGCTGTAAGCATTACTACATTGAAATTCGCGGGGAGAATGACCCAATGGTTCATCCCGTCTGCAATAACTGTGGGCAGGGCGAGTACGAGCTAATCCAGCAGACAGCCCTTGAGGTATGATAACATTGCGCTATGGTCAAGATAGCCGTTTACGCTATATCAAAGAATGAGATACTCCATGCGGAACGTTGGGCTAAAGCTACTGAAGGTGCTGATTATCGCGTCGTTGCTGATACTGGTAGCACGGATGGCACTCAAGAAGCTCTCACAAAGCTGGGAGTAACGGTTCATCAAATACATGTTGAACCATTCAGGTTTGATATGGCAAGAAATGCAGCGCTATCGCTTGTACCTAAAGAGGCAGATATCTGCCTTATTTTAGATTTAGACGAAGTGCCGGAGCCAGACTTCTTTAAGAAAGTCCGCAAGCTTTGGAGGCCGGGCTCAGACCTAGGCTGGGTATCTATGCAAACGGATACCAACAAGTGGGAAAGAGACAGACTGCATTCCCGCAACAATTGGGTGTGGAAGTACAACATCCATGAAGTAAACATTTGGTACGGTCAAGGTGAGCCTAAAGACTGCGATGTACGCAAAGCAGTTATTACGCACCTGCCAGATAATACCAAGTCTCGCGGGCAGTACCTGCCCATGCTAGAGACTGGTGTTAAAGAGTTTCCCACAGACCCGCGCATATGGACATATATGACGCGAGAGTATTTCTTCTACTCCAAGTGGGAAGATGTTATCCGCAGTGCAGAAAAGAAACTTGAGCTAGGTGGTTGGGATGTTGAAAGCGCAGCAGTCTGCCGGTGGGCAGGAGAAGCTGCACACCAACTGGGCGACGAAGATAATGCACGAATGTGGTATGACAAAGGCCGAGATATTCTTCCCCTGCAAGGTGAGCCGCAATTTGGTGTGGCAATGGATGCGTACCGAAAAAAGGAATGGGAGCGCTGTTTAGATGCTGCTCTTAACGCTTTGGAGTCTCCTCGCTCCAACCACTACTGCTACGAATCTGCCGTCTGGGACTGGAAAGCCTACGATTTGGCAGGAATTGCAGCATACAACCTCAAGCATATCGACGAAGCAATAACCTTCACCGAACATGCAGTAAAGGCAAACGGGCCTGAGAATGAGCGCATTGAGCGCAATCTCGACTTTTTCAAGAAAGTGAAACATGACATCTCACAAGCACGAGTTAAAAGAAATTGAGTTTGGATTAGATGCACAAGCCAATTGGGTTTCTGTCTACCTTTGCAAGAGTTGCGACATCCGCTCTGCTGAAGCTTTCCCAACCGACGCTGTTGAGTCGGAGCATCTGCAGCATGATAGTTATACTGATGGCTGCTTTGCTTGCAAGATACACACGTTAGAGCTAGGCACAGGCGACGCTGGTAGAGCCTTGGCTCCCATGTCAGGCAAGAAGTGGGATAGCGAATTAGAGGCTTATCGCAAAGCGAGAGCTGAGGGTATCCAGCCAGCTGGTACCACTATGAAAGCAATTAACGAAGCTAAGGCTGCCAGCGACAGAATGGGTGCAGCATACAACGCTGATGTTATGCCAGCGGCAAATCAGATTACCAAGCAAAGCGCTTCGGTATTGAAACACACAGGGGACATCTAATGGCAGCAGCTAAAAAGGGCATGGGCTTCGCAGCCGCCCAAAAGCAAATCGCTTCAAAGTCTGGCGTACCTATGAAGAATGCCGGAGCTATCTTGGCTTCAGCTACTCGTAAGGCTAGCCCAGCAGCTAAGAAGGCTAATCCAAATTTGAAGAAAGTCCTACCAGCAAAGAAGGGAAAGTAACTATGTGCGTTGAATGCGGTTGTACTAAGAATGCTGTTGGCGGAGCCAATGACAAGCTCACCGGCAAGCCAACCAAAGACAAGTTCGGTTCATACGAAGGCGTCGGCGGAACAAAGAATAAGTAAGTAACTTTAAGAGAGGATAGCGATGGCTACAAGTTTATCAACTGTCTATCACATGAATAGGCTGGCAGGAACCATTGTCAATGGCGTACCTCAGTACGACTTTGATGGCGCTTGTACCAAGTGGGGTACCGTTGTATTAGGTGCACACAATGCTACTCGTGGCATCGACGTCCTTAACCAGATTTATGCTTACCGCAACGGTGGTAAGAATTACTACGAGGATACCCCTGGCATCCTCAACCTTCTTGCTGGAACCTTTGGTTTAGGTGAAGCTGAAGCAGCATCAAGGATTGCATCGTGACGTTATTCATTGACTTAATTAACGAAACTAACCTAGCCCTGACGGGTTACACCAACCGTCAGGACCAGGCTACATTTCTCACCTCAGACTTGAGCGCAACCGCTACTACCTTTGTGGTAGCAGATGGAACCGTTCTGACTCGTGGTATCGTTGAAATCGACGACGAGCTTATCTGGGTAGACTCCTTTGACCGTACCTCAAATACGGCAACCATCCCCGCTTATGGCAGAGGGTTTCGTGACACCACGCCTACTACTCACACAGCTGGTACTCGTGTAACTATCGCGCCTTCCTTTCCGCGTAGCGTCATCCGGCGAAACATTAACCTTGCCATTGATGGTGTGTACCCAGATTTGTTCGGCACTTACTACACACAGTTTAACTGGCAGGCAGCTCGTACAACCTATGCTTTGCCTCAAGAGGCAGTAGATATTCTTGGCTGCTCATGGCAGACCATTGGCCCATCTCGTGAATGGTTACCAGTGCGTCACTATCGCGTAGACCGTATGGCTAACCCTGGCGTATGGAATACAGGTAAGACTGTATCTATCCGTGAAGGTATTATTCCTGGCCGCCCTGTCATGGTTACCTATACCAAGAAGCCAACACCGCTTCAATACGATACCGATGACTTTTCTACAACAACAGGACTTCCTGACTCATCTCGTGAAGTAATTATCCTTGGCGCTGCTTATCGTACCGCCATGTATCTTGACCTTGGACGAGTTCCAGCTGCTACAGCAGAAGCTGACTCACAGCAGTCTAATGACCCGATTGGTTCTGCAACCAATATTGGTCGAGTCCTGCAACAGATGTACCAGCAACGCCTCCTTGTCGAAGTGCGTCGCCTTCAAGAGCAATTCCCACCTCGCACCCACTACACAAGCTAAAGGAATCACATGGCTACTCGTCGCTATTACTCCGCCAATGCGGTTGACAATACGGTTGCTTCGTACATCAACAGCACTTCTACGGCCGTAACGCTGGCCAACTCACCGGTTGGCTATCCTAGCACCTACCCATTTGTGCTTGCCCTTGACTACAATACAGCTTCTGAGGAGCTAGTAGTTGTTACTGCAGCGTCGGGTACAACTCTTACCATTACTCGTGGCTTTAACGGAACCTCAGCAGCTGCTCACAACGCTGGTGCAGTTGTTCGCCACGTTATTACAGCGCAAGACTTGACAGATGTGCAGGACCATATTGCTGCTGGCCCCAACGGAGTGCATGGAATTACCGGTGCGCTTGGTACGTTTTTAACGACTCCATCATCAACTAACTTTGCATCACTGGTTACCGACGAGACAGGCTCTGGCTTACTAACCTTTGCCACAAGCCCAACGCTGACAACGCCTGTTGTCAATAACGCATATATTACAAGTCCAAAAGAATTAACAACAGTTTCTGCCACTGCAGCAACCGGAACAATTAACTTTGATATATTAACTCAAGGTGTCTTGTACTACACAACAAATGCGTCAGCTAACTTTACGCTCAACTTTAGAGGAAATTCTACAACAACGCTTAATTCAATTATGAATGTTGGCGATGCTTGGTCAGCAGTATTCCTCAACACCAATGGCTCAACTGCTTACTATCCAACAACCTTTCAGGTTGACGGAACGGCAACAGGAGTAAGCGTTAAATGGTCAGGTGGAACAGCACCATCGGCTGGAAACGCATCTGCTATTGACGCTTATACTTTTACAATTATTAAAACTGCTTCAGCTACATACACAATTCTAGCAGGAGGCGCGGTGAAATTCGCATGAGTCCTTTACTTACTGGCTTTCCTTTTGGTGGCAGCGGAATTGGCAAAGCCACCTATACTGCAACAACTGGTTCTCCCACTGTTGACACTTCTTCTCGCGCTGGAAAAACTATCTACAAGTTCACAGGTTCTGGCTCAATTACTGTAGGTACTGCTGGCTACGCTGAAGTACTTGTTATTGGTGGAGGAGGCGGAGGTGGAAATGGATACTACAACAACGCCGCTTGTGCTGGCGGTGGCGGTGGAGCAGGCGGTTATTACTACAAGACTTCTCAATTTTTACCTGCTGGAACTTTAACAGTTACAGTTGGCGCTGGTGGAGGGTTGACTGGCTACGAAAATTCACTGGCTGGAAATAATGGCTCAGATTCCGCAATCGGTTCTCTTGTTTCTCCTGGTGGTGGCGGCGGCTCCGTAGGACAAAATATTGGAACTGTTTTCCAAGGACAAGCAGGTAGGACTGGAGGCTCTGGCGGTGGAGGAGCTTCATGTGTTTACGGTGGCGCTGGCGGAACTGCTATAACAGGATTTGGTAACGCTGGAGGAAGTGCTTCAGGAACCTCAAGCAATGCTGCCGCTGGCGGTGGCGGTGGCGCTGGTGGCGCTGGAGGAGCCGCATCTGCTGGTCAGGGCGGAGCTGGCGGAGCTGGCG